TCGTTGTTAATGCGCTCCATATATGGCAGTGCCATCAACTCATCCATGTTAGGCATAACTGGCACAAACTTCGCTTGACCGCTTCCTGTACCTTCACCCCTACTACTTATAATTGGAACAAAGTTTGGATTACGTCTAGTTTCCTCTGCAATATATTCTCCTAACCGATTAAGACTCTCTTCATCATGCCCTGGAATATCTAAAAAACCCTTAGGTGGTCTTTCTAATTTATAAATCTTATTTTGGAAGTTTTCAATAGCTAAAGCAGTTTCGATTTTCTTAGAAAGACCTATAATTGGCGATTGCCCATACAATCTAGCATTCGCACTGTATTTGTTAAAATGAATAATCTCATCCCGCGCAAACGGAATCTTGTCTTCATCCTGACCCATGTCATAAAAGTAAGCCATAGGCTCTGCCTCAAATCCACCTTCTCCTTTTTCTCCTTTCTCCAAAGGCTTTCGAGTAATTATATCAAAATATTCCTCATTCTTAAACTTACCGTAATCATCAACCGCAAATCTCATTTGCTTGGCGTCCTCTACCCAAAGTTCCTTGACTATCTTACCATCTGTTCCCTGAATCCTGTCATATACAATACTTACCCAACAATCATCGAAAACCTCTACTTGTCGTATCATTGCCTTAAAGAACTCACTAGCCGTAATGTCTGCATTACCGCCAGTAGGGTCTCTTAGTAATTTATCTATTAATCTCTTTTCTTCCTTGTCACCAGTATCACCAATAGCGTGGTATTCCCATCCTTTAGCAACGGATTGGGAAGCTATACGAGTGATTACAGTTCGAAGATGAGAATACCTGTCAGCTAACTGTTCTAAATAATTCTGGTCTACTGGAGGAAGTATATCTGCCTTAAATGCCCGATTACTACCTGCAGTCCCATAAGCAGGAGTCCTTGCATCCTTCAATACACTTGCTGTGTTTCTCTCGATTAATTCCTCTAACGCGGAACGCTTCCGCACTGGCTTGCCACGAAATCTATCGAAGAATCCCAAGCTGTATAGCCTCCACTGTACTAATTATCTTATTAAGCTTTTCCTTTCTCTGTATTACATCTAAACTTTTCTTAAGTCTCTTACTCCAACTGTGACCAGAATTACCACCCATCATCTTCCACATTATATATCCCTTACTAGGATTTTTCTTGTCGCCAAAGTTCTCTGCAGGAGGGTCTACCTTCTCGTGCCTTCTGTAATATGTGTCTATCTTTACCGCTGTTTTGTATCCTATGTCTTTTTGATATCTTAACTTACGATTTATTGCTTTAGTTACCTTACCACCACCATAACCGTGCATAGACCTCAAATCCCTACCTTGCAATGCTTCTTTCTTAACACCACGAGGAATTTTGTACCTGTCTCTTTTATCTCCCATGATACTCCCGAACATATCGCCTCAAAACAGGCTCTACTAAAACTCCAGTCGGAACATTCTCCGCCTTAGCAATCTCCTTAAGACTATCTTTCGTCTCGTTACTTATTCCGTAAATTTCCAACCGTGTTCGCTTTTTCATCTGTGGTTGGGACGTATGTAAATATGTACGGTATATAAACTTTCCTATACATAATCCCAACTTGCAAAACTCAATCCTTTTTTATTCAGATTTTTAATAGCCAACTCACACATCCATAACGCCATTACACTATCTGGCGTGTGACCCTCTAACCTTCCATTCTTACCGTAAACTAACCTAGCCAAACCATCTGTCAACTTCCTAGGACCTGGTTTGCTAGCCTCCCTTATCTCTTTCTGCCACGGGATTTGATAACGTTCTTTCTCAAACTCCAAGGCCAACCCAGGTATGCCCACGTCATGCGAGTGCTTCTCACGCCCCGTGTTGTGCCCCTCCACTGGAAGGCCCGCCAAATCCGACGCACTATGAACAACCAAACGCTGATAACCATTCGACTCTATCATTATTGTTTCTGGATTAAAACGTTTCGCTAACTCACGTATCTTTAACACCTGAGTTTCCAACCAACCACTTCCCTGTGCCATTACCTTACCTGTCCAGCTATACAACAGCCTACGATACTCTGTATTCTTATTATAAGCCACAATACAGTAGCTTGTCTCATCATTTTGACTGTTCATACCCACAGCCAAGTCAACACCCATTATGACGCTTATTTCGTCCGTGTAATCTGGCAAGCCCATGTCAAGATTCTCATCCAAACACTTCTGTAACACCTCATAAGGAATTACTGCACTCTCTGGGTCCAATGGATTTAACATATACTCAGACTCAAACGCCCGACTTCCCATTGTCTCCTTTTCTTTATCCAAACGCTCCTGATTCCAATACTCTGGCCAACGAGGACTTCCATCCTCCAAAAGTGCAGGATGTCTTATTACATTCCACTCCGAACTCTCCGATACCCAGTCTGTTATGTCTCCAACTCTCTTTTGTGTTCCTACCAACAACATTTTAGAATCTGGCAACCTCATCGGCATTACAACTCTCTGAACATAATGAATTACCTTCTCATCAGTCAAATTTGGAAACTCCTGAAGTACATCGTCCAAAATTATCATATGAACGTGAGGACCTTCTAGTGCTTTTCCTATACTCGCACCGTGAACCCTACTACCATTGTTAAATCTCTTAGCTCCCTTTCTGATTGTAACTTTCTTGTCGTCCGACTTTTCTAAATAATTACTAAGACGCCAACTTCGCTTACAAAGTTCTTCAAACTGCTCTAACTTGTCCCAAGCCTGCTCCAATGTCGCAGATATATACAATGCCCTGAAATTTGGCTGCTTATGCATGTAATATGCTAACACACACAACCCCCAAGTAGTTTTCAAGTGACCCCTTGCACAAATTATAGACGCAAACTCACCCTTGTTAAAATTCTCTTCCCACTGGTCATGCATCTTACCCAAAGGAACATACGTCCCTGGCTCATGGTCCATGTAATCACTCATTACCTCATCTATAAACTCATTCAACGTTAAAGATTGCTCATTCATTATCTCTAACGCACCAGCTATCGCCTGCGAAATGTATTTGCTATTATTCATACTTGTGCTTCTCTACAGTTATTACTAACTCTTTAACCTTTTTGTCATGCCACACCAATCTTTCGTAAATATGATGCAAGTTGTCTGATTCCTCAATGACCTGACCATCCCTAATTATTCGGATGATACTAACCAAC